TACAACCACTTCCGTGAGATTACAGAACTGGTAGGGGCGCAGGATGATTTCTGAGCAGGGGTTTGTTCCGAAGTCAAAACTAGAATCACGTCTGCCGTTCTTTGCAGCTTGGCTTTTACTTGCTTCTCTTGAGAAGATTCCCCGTTCTCCAGAGTGGCTGTTGTATAGACTTGTCCATTCTTGGAGAAACTGTCCAATATCTGGTTTAGAGTTATAAGTTGCTGAGTTGTTAGCGAGTGCCCTATGTCCATTTTGTTCCCACCAGTTTCCAGATTTGCAAGACCGCATACGGTCATCCTCAAGGTCCGACAGAGAAATCATTGCACTTCGCCGTACCCCACCGACAACAACAACTTCCCCGATTTTGCAGAGAATATCATGACACTCGATTGATGTAAGTTTTCTACCAACTGCTCCTCTAAATTTGGCAATAGTGAACTTAAAAAGTTCGTCCAAAGGTCCGGGACCAGAGGCACGTCCTCCAAAAGTTTTGAGCCTGGCTCCAGCAGGTCTAATTCTGCTAAGGTCGTATCTTGCCACTTCCCCAGAGTATAGTAAAGCGATGAGTTGGCGTAGTGCCTTAGCCCACCCTTCCTTAGAGTCTGCAACCGAAATAGTAGTTTGAGAATCAAACAACTGATCTGGCACTTCAGGTAACTGATCGACATATTTGTGCTCCACAGAAAAGCCTACACCTGTGCCACAGAGTAGGATGTACATGGCCTCATCAAAGGCTTTAGGGTCATCAACGGGCAGATAAGAACAGTTGTAGCCGGCAGTGTTGTCCCGGTCAAGGGCCTTACCTGCGGTCATGATAGCCCTCATAGAAGGCATCACTTCTAGGTTCTTGACTGCACTGATAAGTTCTAGGCGTAGGTCATTGTTAGGACTCCACTTGTAGTTCTTGTCTAGGTGGTCAAACATAAAAGCAAAGTAACGGTCTACTGACTCGCCCCAGTGCTCTCGGCGGTTTTGATCAGGGATGAACCGGCTGTACCGGCTCTTGGCAATAAAGGTGCTATAGGGTGTCATCTAAATCAATCTCCAATTCATCAAATTTATCTTCTATCTTATCTGCAAACTTCTCTATTAGTTCTTCTGAAGAAATATCTAGCACTTCCAAGATTGTAATTTCGTCTAACTTCTTCATTCGTTCCATTATATCTCTAATCGTCAACGACATAATCTTTTCAGTGCTTCATCAAGCCCTGCCTCCCAGTTAGTATAAGGTTCATAACGTATAAGTTCCACTGAGTCATACCATGTAGTCTTGTCTTTATCAGCAGGTAAATAAAACCACCCCGTTTTTGATGTAGAGCCAACTAAGTTCAATGTCCTTACCCCAAGTGCTCCTGCTAAGTGCGCTACACCAGTGTCAACAGTTACGACTGCCTTCAATGACTGTATCTTCTTAGCCGTTTCAAGCCAACTTCTACCATCCAAGTGCTCTGGCATAAAGTCAGGCTGAATCTGTAATGATACCACTTTGTGCTTCTTTGTCAACTGATTATAGAACTTTTCTGCTAAGTTTCTAGGAATAACTTTGGCACTGGCGTTCCATGAATCATTGTCGCTGTACCAGCAAAACCCTATCTGGCTAGTCTTCTTAATACCCTTAAACTTGAAGTAGCCAGCACTGCCATAGACGGGGCCACCATCGTCCATAGGAAACAGATTGTACTGTAGCAACAGAGCCGGTATAGACATCACCTTGACCCGCATTGCCGGTACTTGGCAGTTCTCATCAGTTAAGACACCATCGACACCATCGAGCGAGGCTATCAGGTTCATCAGTGGCTTTTGCATATAGACACTAACAGACTTTACTGGCAGCTTCTTAAGCAGCGGTATGAACCTAGAGAACATGATTGTGTCGCCAACGCCTTGCTCGTTAGTGACTATCAGGTGCCTATCTCTAACATCATACCCTGGTTCCCAGATGATGGACCTAGACAGCGGTGTCTTCATTCCAAGGGCAAACTTAACCTTACGAATCTCACGGCACTCATACAGGTTAAATCCCTTACTCCACTGAGCCTCTTTTAGTAGACCATAGGCCCTATCAAGATCACGCTGACTCATTTGTAATACACAGCCTTTATCTTGTCGTAGTTCTCGATAGCGTACTCAAGATAGTGCTTTGCCTTCTCAAGGTCCTCTTTGCCGTTCTTCTTAGCGTGACGCTGCACATACTTAATCACATTACACAGCCAAGGGTCCATCTCCCAATCTAGGAAGACATCCCAAGGCTGGATCTGTGTCTTGTAGTGGTTTCCACCAATCTGCCTAGCCTTGATGTAGTCCGCAAGTGTTTCAAGCTGCTGTGACATGAGCGTGTTCCTTTACGGCTTTGGTTGCCTTTGACCAAGTTCCACAGTGGGTACACTGGAATCTTTGGAAGGTTCCTGTGGTCGTATAACTAAAACCTCTTTTTTGTAGTTTGGCGTTTCCACAGGTGGGGCATCCAGTGGAATTATACAGGTTACGATTAGGATGGTTTCTACCAAGCCAAGGGAGCAAACGCTCATAGACTTTCTCCAATAGAATAACGTCTTGTTTGTTGTACTTCTCCATCACTTTCCAGGCATCAGGGTCCTTGTTCATGCACTTAACCCAGAGTTGATAGCCCTCATGCGATGCCTTCTTGCCAAGGTCGAGCCTCTGTGCGATATGGTCTAGCTTATTGCTTGCAAAACGAAACTCTTTGCGAACTACCTTTAGCAAGTCAATCTGCTTATACGGAGCAGGCGGTGCCAGATGGTGCAGCAGGAACTCCTTGTTCAGCACAGGAATGTCAAAGCGAGTGCCGTTGTAGTGGCATACTGCATCGGCTTCAGAGATCAGGTCATGTATCTTACGAAGCATGAACTTAGGCTTTGTATCTTGCACTGAAGAGAACATAACCTCTTTAGAACCGTACCACTTAGCAGCCCAACACAGAACATAAGACGACTCTAACAGATGATCTGGGCTGATGTACTGGTCACGAAGGCCCCAAATATGTGCAGTGTTGGGGCTTGTTTCGATGTCTAGCATCAGTAGCTTCATTGAAGATCCTTACGGAAATTGTTTAGGTTATAACCAAGGGTTTCTAGGTCCTTTTTTTCAGCAGGAGACAAAGAGTTAAAATATGTTTCTAGTTCATTCATTGCCTCTTTCCACTCTGGGCTTCCTGCTTTTGCTGTTCCAAGGTAGCCGTCTTGACCGTCTTTAGCTAGTTTCATTGTGCATCCTTTTCTGTGTCGTTAAGTGATTCGATATAGTCCTCTAATCTGTCAGCCATGGTAACTTCCCTGTTGAAGAAGTCTTGGAAGAGGCACTCATGGCGCAGGCCTTCAATGACTACCCGCTTGCGGACACCTTCAAAGCCGGTGTGCTCAAGGAACTTACAGAACTGCCACAGAATTGTTTCCCATGTCTGATCATCAGCGAACTCATGGAAGGACTCTATCGTTGTTTTTGATGGGAAGGGACTGTTGCCCTCATCTTCAAAGTCACCACCTTCATAGATAAATCGAAAACTACTCATTGCTGGCTCTCCTTAATAGTTCAAAAAAGTAAACACAATCTACCACAACCAAGGGCTTATCTCTGTTTTGCTTGACAACGACAACTGGCTCGTATCCTCCTGCATTTGCTTTTGCTTGTTCATAGAATCCGTAAACAGAGATACTTGCTCTGGACTTGCATTCCAGACTAATTGGCAACTGCCGTCTGGCTGCTGGACTGAGTAGCAGATCCTCCCCCGTTGCGCCCATACTAACTGAACGGACATCATCTTGCTCTAGATTGAACTTTGCTAGGATTAGGTCCCTTACGGCTTGTTGCAGGACTCGCCCTTTTGCTTTCGCTGATGATGGCTTCAAAGCTGATTTCCTTTCTGTTTTTAATCCAAGCCTTTGGTATGTGCATCCGGGCATTACTGCTTTCCATGCTGACTGTGCAGGCGATACAGATGGCTTCTTCTGTTTCACCAACAAGCCAACCGATGCTTTTACACGCATGGATTTCTGGTTTGACATTCTCTTGCCATTCGACATCAGCTACGGCATCCACCCACTCGATATAAATTATCGGGGCTTTCTCCAAAGTTGATTTGGCTTTCTTCGTATCCATAGTAACTGCGCCTGTTCGCATAAGTATTCCTCATTGTTGTCATAAGCCTTCAATACTGCCTCATAGAGTTGGTCTTCAGTCTTACAGCCCTTTAGTATCTTCTCAGCCTTCTTAGGGCCTATTCCATGCAATCCTGGTATATTGTCAACACGGTCCCCAGTGAGGACTTGTGTGTAGAAAGTATACAGGGTGTCATCTTCATCCACCCAAAACTTCTCATTCTTACGCATATTGTAATGCCAGCCACGAATCATGTTCAGATCCTTGTCTGTCGTGCAAATGATATAGTCTTCAGGTTCCATAGAATAGGCAGCAATACCA